GTGTATTGGGTACTGCTGGAGCTTTAAGTGAGGCTGGAGGACAAGCTTTAGAAGGAACAAAACTTGAGTTACCAGCAAGATTGCTTCCTGCGTTGGTTGCGCCAGGAGCAATAAGGTCAGCAACAAATAAAACGCTTGAGGCTTTTGGTAAGAAATCAAGAACAAGTCCCTCATTAGAAACTTTAAGAAATAATAAAAACGCATCATATGAGACGTTTGAAAAAGCAGGCGGAGATATAAAAGTAAGAATGGATGACGTCATACAAGACATTGAAGATGAAATAGTAAAAAATGAAAATATGTTTTTATCTTATGTTCCTGGGTTAGATGCCAACAAACCAGTTGACGAGTTTTTAAAAACTGTTAAAAGTTTTAAAGGGAAAGAATTTAATCTTACAGCTTTGGATAAACTTAAATCATCAACCTATGCAAATTATAAAAACAGTGGTTTTGATCCAAGGGTAAATATTTTAAGAAACAAATTAGATGATGCAATAGAAAACGCTTCTACAAAATCTGGCGGCGATAAAGCACAAGCGTTGTTAAACCAAGCTAGAGCAAATAATAGAACATATAAAAAAGTACAAATTTTCGATGAACTTATGGAAAAAGCAGAGTTACAAACTGCGGCAACAGGCAGCGGTGGAAACATAGTAAATAAGTACAGACAAGCATTAGTAAAAATTGTAACCGATAAAAATAAAAGTCGCGCTTTTGATGAACAAGAAATTCAATTAATGAAATCAATTATAGATGGCAAAACTTCTGACAATGTTTTAAGGTTAGTTGGAAAATTATCTCCTAACGGCAATGGTCTAATGACTTTTCTTAATCTTGCCGCAGTTAGCACAAACCCAGCTTTTTTAGCAATTACTGGTACAGCTATGGGAGCAAAAAGATTAGCTGATAAAAGAGGTCAAAAAGGCATAGAAGAGTTAAGAGAGTTGGTTTCCTCTGGAACTATGCAAGGAAAAAAGTTTACAGACGATGAGCTTAGAGCTTTTCTTGGAGTGTTAGTGGGACAAAAAGAAGAATGATTTAGAACTATGGGCCGCGTCACAGAACGACTAGGCAGAAGCGGAGAATATTATACTGCCAGCGTTTTAGCCCTTGTTTCAGACACAGTAATAATTGTTCCGCATGGCGCAGAGGCAGATATAATCTTTGACTTTGAAGATAAATTATATAAATGCCAGGTAAAGTCAAAAACTAAGAAAGAAAAGAATCACAGCAAATGGCGATTTGACTTACGCCGAGGCTCGCACACCAAGAACAGACACTTCGAAGAAGGCGCAATAGATATCTACGCCTTGTATTCAAAGCAATACAACAACGTAGTTTTTATGCCTTTTGGTGTCAATAAAAGAGAAGTACGCATAGAAGAAGATGTAATGAAAAACGCAGATTCATTGGCTACGTTTCATCAAACAATAAAAGAGTTGAATTATTAAGACTACTATCCTATACTTTGCAGTACATTTTTGGAGAAATAAATGCACGAAAGTATCAACGATTTACACAATCTTTATCAACAGGATTGCGCGAGACGTAAAACAAAGACAATTAAAGAACTAAACAGGATCTACCACAAATACATTGCAGGTCCATTGGGCCAGAAAAAACTTAACAAAGTTGTCAGAGGTGACATAGCCAAACTGCATTTCAGTTTGTCAGAGACAGCGCCTGCACAAGCTAATAAAGTATTAACGTTGCTCAGATCTATGTTCAATCTGGCTATCACTCTTAGCTTGGTTGAAAGCAATCCTGCGACACACATAGCCAAGAACAAAGAAAACAAAAGAAAGCTATACCTGACAAGCGAACAACTCATTCAAGTCAAAGAACAATTAGACTTGTTATACAAAAACAAACGCTATCAAGAATCCGTAGATTTCATCTGGCTACTGCTTTTAACAGGAGCTAGATGCGGTGAGATTGCGAAAGCTAAATGGACAGACTTGCAAGGCAATATGCTTGTCTTGAGCGAGCATAAAACGGATCAGTACGGCGAGGAAAGAGTTATACATTTGAGTGAACGCGCCCTGGATATAATCAATCGCAGGGCGCAGGAGGGCGAGAGAATATTTAACATTCAAGCGCCTAGGAGAGCGTGGGATAAAATCAGAAAAACACTTGGTATAGAAGAGTTTAGACTGCACGACTTACGCCATACCTTCGCGTCGTTTAGCTTACAAAAACTACCGTTAGCGCAAGTTGGTCATTTGCTTGGACATAAAGATCAAAAGACGACTGCGCGGTATGCACATATACACAAGGACAAGGCTATTGAGTCTGCTGCGCTAGTGAGCGAGCATATAGAAGCTCTGTTACAACCTACAGATTTTCGAAATCAAATATGATGTTTTGGTTGCGCTCAGATGAATTGAGACCGACTGAGATTAGATACTCAGCTACGTCTCTTGGGTCTTTACCTTGCGACTCAGCAAACTTTAATAAATCTTCGTTTAGATACCTATTAATCCAGACAGGCTTTCTATTATTACGAAGCATTATTGGGTCATCAAAGTCGCTTAAAATTTTACCTACCATTTTAGTTGCCTTTATTTTCATAATAAATAAAGGTATATTTTAGTAGAAACAGGAGAAATATGGAAACCACAGAAAACTTAGATTTAGTAACAACTAAAGAGTTGGCCAGAATACTCAAGATGTCGCATAGAACATTAGAGAATTGGCGCGGTCTAAACAAAGGTCCACGTTACAGAAAAGTAGGCGGTAAAATCTTGTACGATAGACAAGATATACAAGCCTTTATTAACTCAGAGGTCATTGACCCAAATGCCGAGTAAACACGCTTTACTTTCCCCCTCGGCGGCGGAGCGTTGGACTAAATGTCCAGCGTCTCCTGTCATGTCGCAAGGATCACCGTACAGAACAAGTTACCCTGCGGAGCGTGGTACTTTGATCCACGAAATGGCAGAGAAGGTTTTGAAAGACCAACTTAAAGATTCTTCTATAGAAGATCACTACGCAGGCAAAACATTTACTACAGTTATAGAAGAAGATGACGAAAAAATAGAAATCGTTGTTGATGATGAAATGTTAGGTATGGCTAAACAATACGCAGATTACATATTGCAACGTCACGAAGAATTAGGCGGTAAAAGATTGATTGAGGAACAAGTTACCCTAGAGGAGATAAACCCACACCTTTGGGGTACGCTTGACTGCGCCATCATTACAGAAAAAGAAATAGAGATAATAGATTTAAAGACAGGCGCTTGGCCTGTAAATCCAAATAACTTACAGCTCAAGATTTATGCTCTAGGCATACTTGATAGATACCCTTACGAAAATGCAAAAGTAAAACTTACAATTGTGCAACCTGTAAGCAGAGACAAAAAAGGTCCTATTAAAACCTACGAAACTAGCGTAGAAGATTTAGTCAATTGGGCTTACGATTTTTTAAAACCTGCGGCTGACGCATGTTTAGAACCAGAACCAAAATTTAACTTTGGTGAGCATTGTCGTTTTTGTTTGTATCAACAGCAATGCCCTACTTATAACACAAATAAAGGAGGCAAAAATGTCGGATAACGAAAAGCCACCTGTTTTACAAATTGATAAAACAGATGGTCCACCAACCATAGTTTTTGAAGAAGATATGCAAGATGAAAATGTTGCAAATCTGACACAAAACATTCAGTCTCGTAACGCTATGAATAATCTTATTAATGGCATTATGAAGAATGAAAATCAGGAACTAGCTAATCTTAATGTTGTCATCAATGAGATAGTTAGATTAATATTAAGCTCGCTTGTTAATAACAACAATCAAGTTATGGAAAATTTAAGTAACCAGCTTGGCGAAGTTATGCAAGCAAAAACTCAAGGAGAAAATACAAATGAGTCTAGCGAAGATAAGAAAGAAGGCGAAGAAGAAAGCGCCTAGAGTTGTTTTATTTGGGTCTGGCGGTGTAGGTAAATCTACTTTTGCTTCTACGATGAATAAACCTATATTTCAACTTTGTGAAGATGGTTTGGTCAACATAGAAGTAGATCACTTTGACATGCCAGAAACGTATGACGAGATAATTCAAAACATTAAAGATCTTCTAGCAGAAGATGATTTAGGCGGTTACAAAACTTACGTTTTAGATAGCTTAGATCAATTTGAGTTGAATTATGTTTGGCCAAAAGTCTGTAAAGAAAATAACTTTAAGTCTATGGAATCCGTAGCTTACGGTAAGTCTTATGCAGAGGCACTAAACGTTTGGCGTGAATTTTTGAAGCACACCAACGAACTTAGAGAGCGTGGCATGACTATTGTTTTTATTGGTCATAACGTTGTCAAAAGAGTGGAAGATCCTGCACAGGATCAACCATACGATAGGCACGAAATTAAAATACACAGGAAAGCTGCCGACTTAGTGTTAGAGCAGAGCGATTGTGTCTTTTATGCAACACGAAAAATCGGCACAGTTAAAGTACAAGGTACAAAAGGTACATCTACTAAACAGACTGTTGGCGACAGAGTGTTAATCACAGAAGAGTCGCCTGGTTGTATGGCAAAAAATAGATATGATTTACCCCAAGAATTACCGATGAATTGGGAGACAGTCAGAGAAGCTATGATTGGTAACATCAAAAAAGATGTCTAACTATAGCGAAGTAGATAGGTTGGCTCGCTCTATCAAGCTAGTCAAATTAATTTTAACTAAACATCTGGAGAATCAAGCTCTACGCGATGAAGGACCTCATGGCATAGAGTTTGATTTAGAAGATGTATTATCAATCCTAGATAATATTTTGGATGAATTAGATAATTTTGAAAATTACGATTTAGGATAGGAGCATATTATGGACGTAACAAGTTGGGATCTGGATTCAATTCCAGAAGAAAAGGAGCTAAAAGAAGGCAGGTATGTCATGGAGTATCACGATGCAGAAGTGATTGATAATGACAAAGGTTGGCAAGCTATAAAAATTACTTTTAGGGTAAAAGATAGCGGTAACTTTGTGCCATGTACTTTTACTATGGAGTCAAGCAATCCAAAAGCTATTGAAATAGGTAAAGGGTCTTTTAACGCTTTAGTCAAAGCAGCAGGGCTTACTTCTATGAAAGATACGGATGAGCTTAAAGGTAAACTAGTATCTGCGGAAGTTGGTTTTAACGATAACGGTTATCCAATTGTTAAAGATGACTACGGTAAAACTTGGCAAGCAGTTGAAGAAACTAAGTCAAGCCCGAAACCAAAAGTCGAAGAAGAAGAGGAATCGTCAGGTATTGTAGATGACGAAATTCCTTTCTAGTCTCGACTATTTTATAAAGTACAACAGACAGTCTCTTTGCGGTTATTGCAAAGCGCCTGCAAAGGGATTGCTTGTTGAAAAAGAAAAAGATATTT